TGTTTGCCAAAAAGAACTTATCGGTCAACCAGACGACCCTGCGGCAAAAGGTACAGGATCAATACCTTTAAAATACATTGTAGAAACTGTTAGAAAAGCAGGTGTACCTAACGCTTTAAACTCCGTCATTGTAAAACACGTATCTGGTGGTAATTCAAGAATAGGTTTTAAATCATATGATATGGGTAAAGAAAAATGGATGGGTGAAAGTGTTGATGTGATCTGGCTAGATGAAGAACCACCTACTCCAATCTATACACAATCACTAACACGAACAGCCGATAAAGGTGGTGTAGTATATATGACATTTACACCAGAAAGCGGTATGACAGAAACCGTTGCACAATTTGTAAACAACTTAAGAGCAGGTCAAGCATTAATAACAGCAGGATGGGATGATGCACCTCATATGACAAAAGAGGTTAGAGAACAAATTTTAGCCGCATTACCGCCACACGAAAGAAAAATGAGAGAACGTGGAATACCACAATTAGGTTCTGGTTTAGTATTTCCAATAGCAGAAGAAGATGTAATATGTGATGAAATTGTATTACCAGATCATTGGCCAAAAATTTGTGGGCTGGATTTTGGATGGGATCACCCAACAGCCGCAGTATGGGTTGCTTGGGATAGAGATACAGATACAGCTTATGTTTATGATTGTTATGCTATGAGGCAAGAAGCAGTACCTATTCATGCATCTGCTATAAAAATGAGAGGAAAACATATACCTGTTATTTGGCCTATGGATGGCAGACAAGCTGATAAAGGTTCTGGTAAAAGTTTAACACAACAGTACAAAGAAGAAGGTGTTAATATGAGCAGAGAACATTTTAGCAATCCACCTCAAAACGGACAAAAAGATGGTTCTGGAGGAAACTCCGTAGAAGCAGGTGTTCAAGAATTATATACTAGATTTAAAACACAAAGGTTGAAAATATTTAAAAATCAGAGTAAACTGCTAGAAGAATTGCGTATGTATCATAGAAAAGATGGTAAGATTGTACCAGCTAATGATGACGTAATATCTGCAATGAGATATGCAGTTATGTCGTTAAGAAAAGCTAGAACAAAATCATATGAAAGATTACAAGTGCAATCAGATTATGAGTTTAATATATTTAACTAACAAAGGATAACAATGGGCGGATTTGTAAGAAGAATTGTAAGAACATTCTCAAGTGTAATATCACCACCACCAGCACAAGTAGCGCAAGCACCTGTACAAGCACCTGTACAAGCACCTGCACAAACTGCACCAGTAGCAGATGTTGCGGCACAAAAAAAAGCGGCATTAGGTTCTGGTTATGGAACATCTGGACAAACTGTATTAGCTAAAGGCGGTGATGAAGAAGCAAATGTTTCTAAAACTGTTTTAGGTCAAGGCAAAAAGAAAAAAATTAGAGCATAATTTATGGTTGAAGTCGTAACAGACGACAAATGGAGAAAACCAATTGGTGATTATCTAAAAAAAAATTGTCATATATCTGCTGATATAAAAGATGAATTTTCCTATATTGGTTTTATTGAAAATGAAAAAATATTAGGTGGATTTTTATTTACTGATTATGATGGTCATAATATCTATGTTCATTTAGCTATAGAAAGTCCTAGATTATTTACTAGAAAACATATAAGATACGTTTTTGACTACGGTTTTAAACAAATCGGCTGTGGTCGGATGACAGCAGTTTGTAGAAATGGATACGAACGTAATGAACGTATTTTATCTGGAACAGGTTGGAAAAAAGAAGGCGTAGTTAGACAGGTTATGAAAATAGATAATAATTTTGTTGATGCGGCTATATACGGTATGTTAAAAGAAGAATGTAAATGGATTTAGGAGAATAATTATGGGCGGAAAAGCACAACCACAAATGCCACCACCAGTAGATCAATCGGTCTATGATAAAACTGCGGAAGCAGATGCAAAACTTGCGGCTGAAAAAGAAAAAATGTTAGGTGCAAAGAAAAAAGGAATGTACGGAACAATTTTAACTTCTGGTACAGGTGATGAAACAGAAGCGGAAACAAGTAAAACAGTATTAGGAGGAGGAGTATAATGTCATTAGTAAAAAATATTAATGCTAGAAAAAAAGCTGGCACTTCAAGACCAAAAAGTAAATCAACAGTATCTCCAAAAGCATACAAAGCAATGAAGTCTGGTTGGAAGAATACAAAAAAAAGTTAGTATGGCATCTTTTGAATATGTAAAAAAACGTCTAGGCTCTATGGAGGAAGATAGAGGAACTTGGGAAACTCATTGGCAAGAAATTCTTGACTATGTTATGCCAAGAAAAGCAGACGTTATAACTTTAAGAACTCGTGGTGAAAAAAGAACAGAAGTTTTATATGATAGTACAGCTATTACTGCTAACAATTTATTAGCGGCATCATTACAAGGTACACTTACATCTCCATCATTAGCATGGTTCTCAATTAAATTAAGAGATGAAAATCTAAATCAAAATAGAGAAGTTGCTTTATGGTTAGAAGATACTGCAAAAAGAATGTATGACACTTTTAACGAAACAAATTTTAATACAGAAGTACATGAATTATATCTTGATCTATGCTCAATAGGTACAGGTGCAATTTTTGTTGAAGAAGGTAAAAAAGGTTTTGATACAGACGGTATTCATTTTAATTGTTTACATATTGCAGAATATTATATTCAAGAAAATATAAATGGAAAAGTAGATACACTTTATAGAAAATATAAATTAACAGCTAGACAAGCTGTTCAAGAATTTGGTGAAAAAAATTTAGGTGAAAAAATTTTAAAAGCGGCAAAAGAAAAACCAGAAAAAAATTTTACATTTATTCATGCTGTAGAACCAACAGAAGATTACGAAAGAGCAACAGGAAAATCTGCAACTAAATTACCATTCCATTCATGTCATGTTTGTGAAGAAGATAAAATGGTTGTTAGAACAGGTGGTTATAATGAGTTCCCATATTTAGTACCACGTTGGTCAAAAGCAACTGGTGAAATTTTTGGAAGATCACCATCATTTAATGCATTACCAGATATTAAAACTTTAAACAAAGCAGTTGAAATTGGATTAAAAGCATGGGCTAAAGCAATTGACCCACCACTACTTGTTCAAGATGATGGAGTAATTGGTAGAGTTAGAATGACACCTGCTGGAATTACAGTTATTAGAAATGACGGTGCTGTTAAACCATTACAAATTGGTTCTAATTGGCAAATAACTGACATGAAAGAAAACCAATTAAGAACTGCTATTAGACAAGCATTTTATTCAGACCAATTACAATTACAAGAAGGCCCACAAATGACAGCAACAGAAGTTCAAGTTAGATATGAACTTATGCAAAGATTACTTGGGCCAACATTAGGTCGTTTCCAAACTGAATTTTTAAATCCATTAATTGAAAGAGTATTTGGAATTATGTTTAGAGCAGGTGCTTTAATGCCTGCACCAGATGTTATTCAAGACACTACAATTGATGTAGAATATGTTGGGCCATTAGCTAGATCACAAAGAATGGAAGAAGCAGTTGCTATAGAAAGATTATATACTTTAGCAATGAATATTGCACAAGTTGATCCTGCTATTATGGATAACATAGATCACGATAACGCAATTAGAATGAGAGCAAAATTACTTGGCGTACCTAAAACTGTTTTAAGAGGCAAAGATCAAGTTGATGAAATGAGAGCCGCACAAGCAGAAGCACAACAACAAGCGGCAATGGCACAACAAGCACAACAAGAAGCACAAGTAGCTAACACACAAGCTGATGCAACTAAAAAATTATCAGACCCTAATGTACAATCCGCTATGGGAGATATGGCAGATGATATGGGTATGTCTGATATGATGGGATAATATGGCAGATCAAGATACTGATCTAAAACAATTAAAACAACAATACAAAATTACATTTTCATCTAAAGAAGGTGAAAAGGTATTAGCAGATTTAACGTCTGCTTATTATCATAGAAGTTCATTTAAAGAGAACCCATATGAAACAGCCTTTCGTGAAGGACAACGATCGGTATTAATCAGAATAATCAATCTAATAAAGGAGAATAAAAATGTCTGATGAACAAACGACCACTAATGATAATCCAGTAGAAACTCAAATAGCTGATGCAGTACAAAACACAGTTAGTACAGTTCTTGGATCAGAAAGTGATAATCAAAATGATTGGAGATCAACACTTTCAGAAGATTTAAAAAATGATCCAACTTTATCAAACTTTAAAGATGTAGAAAGTCTTGCTAAAACTGTAGTACATCAACAAAAAGTATTAGGTAGCAGAATACCATTACCTAAAACTGATGAAGAACGTAACGAACTTTATAATAAATTAGGCAGACCAGAAAACCCTAGTAAATATGAAGTTAATATTCCAAATGAAATGGCAGAATTTATGCCTAAAGAAGATATTGAACAATTTAAAAATGTTGCTCATAAAATTGGATTAAATAACGAACAAGTAAATGCATTAATGG